ATCTTCTCAACTAGCGCGTAAGCCTCTTCTTTATGAGCTGATAGATCAGCATCAATATCTAAAGCTCTAACGATTCCATCGACTGGTATATGGTCAGAAGAACCTTTAGCAAGATGCCTAGCGTCAGCAATCCAGCCATCAGACTTCCTATCGCGATCAGGATAATCATCATCGATTTGCTCTCGAAGCTGAATTCCTGCTGCACATAATTTAGCCATTATCTTTATAGATTGTGCTAAAGACCGAGAGCCTTGAGGTCATCTGCCGTCAAACCAAGAGCTGCTAGTTTGGCCTCTGCTGTGGCTCTAGCATCTCGTTTTGCTTGTTCTTTTGCTTCAATTTGTGCGACAACTTCATCCCACACACCTAACAATTCCTCTAAACTAGGCTGCGGCTTGTCGCTATACCACTCAATTCTTTCATAATCATTATCACTTATTGCCCAATGCTCATTGGGTGCTAAAAACTCTAAGCATTTAGTTAAATCAATATAGTCCGACATTATGCACCTATTTCCATTGCAGTAATTACAGAAGCAAATCTTGGTCTATTGGATTCATCGTTATCAGATGAAGAACGATTTACATATAATGTTCCGTTAGTAGTTCCTGAGCCGATTGTTATTTTGTATGTTGTTGCTGAAGTCGTTGCAGGTGAGTCTAAATAATTACCTGCTATCGCTGGAAATGGAGCGTATGCGTTGAAGGCATCAGTTCCACCTGTTGCAACAGTTCTACTGCCCGATGCTGTGCCTTGTGAAATAGCAGTTGAATCCCTTAATAATCTCATAAAAGCAAGATTTGTGCCTACTTGATTAAATAAGGCCAGATTGTAAATTATTAAAATCTTACTACTTGCCGATGATGGTGTTATAGATAAAGATAATCCCGTCACATCACTAAAGCTAGTTGAGTTGGCTACGCTGAAGGTTGTTGCAAGTTCTGTGGATACAACCTGTAGCACTTTGCCACCAGCAGCAGCAGCGCCCCACTCAGGAGCAGTTCCACCTGAATTGACTTTAAGAACTTGACCAGCAGTTCCGATTCCAAGTCTTGCAACTGTGTCTGCTGCTGTTCCGTAAAGTAAATCTCCAGCAGTAGTAATCAAATCAGTTGAACTGTTAGTAATAACTGGGATTGGGCCAGTTCCAGAAGCAACTGAGATACCAACGCCAGCTGAAACTGCTGTTATATCACCTTGGTCGTTAGCAATCCAAGTGTAATCAAGGTCGGTATTTGAAGCCTTGCTTAATATCTGTCCAGTTGTCCCACCTTTAAGATCAAGCAATGAAGTATCGATCCCATTACCTAAAGTCCTGATGGCAGCTGCGCCATCCTTTACTAAATCTGTATCAGCTGGGGTTGTCCAGCCAAAGTTCGTTGTTGTTGGCATTTAGTCTCCTATGCAACTATTGTAGCGTTGAGCCAGTCCAAAGTCGGGCTTATTGTATTCCAAGTCTCAGTCAATGGGACTGAGTTCCATCTGAACGCCTGAAGGCTAAAAGCCAAGGGCGAAACATTTAGAGTCAAGTTAAGCTGATTAAGGCTAGCCGTCCAAGTCCATCCCTCGACAAATCCTTGAAATTCTCCACCAACCATATTTGAGGGCAGATTAATGATATTGAGCGGTTGGCCCATAAATACGCCAAGAAGGTCATCTCGGTCTGTATTGTCAATCTCAGCACTTCCTAATGGGAAGGTTATCTGCCTCAAGGCAAATTGAGGGTAAGCGCGGATGAGTAGATAAAAAGCTGCTTGATCTTCTGCATCGCCTTGATTGCGAAGTGTGGTCGATATGGTAGAAGCTAGAAGTCCATAGTCCTCAATTGATGCTGAATCTTCATCAGTCACTTCTGATCCTGAAGTTCCATAACTTATCGTTATTGAATTTTTTACATCCCCAGCCCGTTTAAGAATTGATAAGGCAGGGCCAATGGCGTGATTGCCATCTAAATCAACATAACCATTAGCTGATAGATATTGAGATCTATGAGTTGAATCTGCATAGCCGATACGGCCCTGAGAGTCCTCATATAGATAACCTAGGCCGCTATTAGCAAAGCGGGAAGCAAGATTATAAACTGTGTCGTTGAGGTTATTTTCGGAATGAAGCTCATAATCCCCAGGAGTATCTATTTCACCTAATCCGTTATTTTCTGCATCCTGCCATTGAGTAGTCGCCTCATAAGTTGCCCAAGTTAAAGCAGCTGGGATTTCGTTCCATTGATTAAATAAGACTGTCTCAAGAACTTCTAGTATTCGGTCTCCATCAAATTGATGAGCAAAGTTGCCAATATACACAGACCTATTTAGCCGAGCCAAAGCTCCTACTGCAACTATCTTTATCTGTTGGCTGGTAGCTGTTGAGCCAGAGGTCTGAACTGTGATTCCTAAATCTGTGATAAACCCACCAAATAGATTTATATAAGCAGCGCTTGAGTCTTTAACTTCAATTGTGACTGCATCATTGATTTCATAAGGGACTGATGCCTCAGCTGTTTCAATGAGCGTTAAATTGCAATAGCCAGCATTAGGCTGGGAGTAAATATCTTGGCGGCCAGAAGTTACTGTAAGTCCGCTAAGAGTTGCGCTCGTTACTGTTGATCCGTTGACTTTTACGCGATAAACAGGATTCCAAGCGGTCATCGATCTACAAACTGGCTAGCGCCTGAGCCTGTCCTATTCTGCGAATTGTTTAAGGCTAGGACTACTGCTCTGGTAAATCCTTCTTCATCTATAGCTGATGGGGCATTTACATTGATAATAACATTGCCAAATTCTTCCCCAGATCTTACATTAGATACATCAAAAGTTTTAGAGATTGCTTTGTTTGTTGGGTTTAATCCAGATGGAAATTCTGGCATCACTCCTATAACTGGGGCAGGAGCCGTAGTTTTTGACTTACTAGCATTTGTAAAATCAAGGCTTGGTGTTGTAGTTAAATCAGGCGTAAAAGGTTTAGGTATAAAAATACTCCCAGTAGTTGTAGTGATTGCGCCGCTAGTAGAATCTGTAGAAGAAGCGGAAACAAAAGAAGGTTTAGAAATTAAATTAATATCTGGAAGCAATGGAATTTTGTTATAGGCTCTAATAAGCGCATTTATTCCATCAATAGCTGTTGATACAGCGCTTGAAATAAAACTAGCAATTTTTGAAATAATTGTAATTGTTGCCCCAGCTATTTTGCCAATAGTTTCCAGCGATTGACCAAAAGCATTGATTAAAAATGGAATAACAAAATTCTTTAAAAAATCCACAAACTTTTCAAAGCCTTCTCTATTGTTTTCTATGGCATCTTGAATAGGCTTCAAAGCAGCATCTTTAAATTTAATAAATTGTGGAATAGCCACATTCATTACATAGTCTAAAGTCTTTTGTAAAATAGGTAATAATTTAGCTCCAATTGATTCTTGAGCCTCCTCAAAGCCAATTTTTAATCTAGCTAATTGACCTTCAAATGTATTGGCTTGGACTGTTGCTGATCCACCAAAAGTATCGGCCAAATGTTGCATTGTCCCGTCAAGGCCAAGAGATTTTATTTCGGCAGTTGATAAACCAATACCTAATTTACCAAGTGCGGTAGTATTGCCTTCATAAGCCTTACCTAACGCGTTTGAAACTGTTTCAACGCTTTTGCCCGTTGCTGCACTTATATCTAACGCTAAAGCTAATAATTCTTGCGATTTCTGCGTTTCACCTGTTGCTGTTGCTAGACGCTGTAATGCTGGTCTTAATTGCTCATCAGATACGCCAACTGCCAAAGAGGTTTTAGAAATTTGTTGTTCAATTGCAGCTATTTGAGCTTGTGTTGCTCCTGTTGTATTTTCCAAGGCATTGGCCAAACGCTTTTGAGCTGCTTCATCTTCAATGGCTGCTTTGACGCCATCGACTGCTAATTTAGCTGCATAGGCCGCTGCTGCTGCCGCTGCTGCTGCAAATGCGGCTGCTGCGACTTTGCCAAATTTCTCCATCTTGCCGCCAAAGCCTTCAACCTCTTTAGAGCCAGTATCTAGCTTCTTCTTTAAGTCATCGACATCAGCAAGAATCGAGAGTTTAAGTGTTCTACTGCCAGCCATTACTTATCCCACTCTTTCAATATCTTGGAAAATGCTTGTTGCCATTTATTAATTAATTCAGGCTGAATCTTACGAAGGGTTGGGTAGATAAAGTAGCCAGCATTTCCCCGACCTTTGCTGGGTGTTCTTCTTGGGAACTGACGCAAGCGATTAGATCCAAATTCATAACCCGCCCAGAGTTTTTGTGTGCTACCGCCACCAGAAAAGCGCTGACTTGCAAAGCCATAAGAGAACTCTCCGATTTTGGAACTGGCCGAGACTTTAACGCCAGTTGCAATTCTTCTAACTGCTTCTTGACCGAAAGTCCTTGTGAGCGCATACGCTTTGATTTCATTTGCTGCATAAGTAGCCAGCGCGCTAGATTCTCGTTTAGCTTGGCTAACGGCTTCATCATCCATCCCTTTAAATGCGGAAAGGATTGAGCGGAGCTCGCGTTTGTCATAGCTGATTGGTAACTCATCTGCCACCGCTACGCTCCTTTAAAATATCTATCGCCGTTAGAACTTGGTCAATGTCCGTCCAGTAAGTCATTGGAATCCCAGTTGCTATCGCTATCTCGACTATTAGTCGGTTGATGCTTCCAGGCTCGTAACTTTTGGGCTTTCATCTCCAATCGTCATCTCATCGACTGTTAGCTCCCAAATCTCTTGAGACTTAGTCGGCTTCCCTGCTGCCTCGCGCTTATACGCGAAGTAAGCAAGATCTAAGAAGTCCGCTTGCTGGTAAGCCGTTATATCCTTCATCGAATAAATCGACTTACCAGTTTTGCGTTCCCACTTAGCCCATTCTGGCAATCCAGCTTGGTAAGTAGCTGATTCGCCTGAGCTGTATTTAATTGTAATTGAAATTTTCATAGCTCCCGATGCTCCGATTTCTTAGCTGAAGTTTTCTGTTGGTGTTCCAACGACTGTCATCGTCCAAGTGTCGGTAAGTGCTCCAGGAGCAGCTCCACCAGCAGTTGGGAAGATTGGCAATACGCTGAAAGTAAATACTGCGCCAGTTGTAGCTGTGAAAGCAACTGTGAGTGTTGTGTTAGGTGATGTCTCAGCATCAGCCCACATTGCTTCGAATAGAGAGCTTGCAACTCCCCAATCCTGTAGCAATTCAATTGCAAATGTCCATTGCTTATCAACGGACTTATAGGCGCGACCATCAAGAGTCTGATAGGTCTCGATAATTGTTTCGCAGCTTAGGACTGCGCTTGTTGCTTGGGCATCGTAATTTACGCTATCAAGCGTGAAGGTAACATCGCGCCCAGTTATTACTGTTGTTGGCATTTGGGTCTCCTATGCGGTTTGCTCGTAGCGGACGCTCAAGCGTATATCTGAAACTAGCAGGGTAGTA